GAGCCATAAATGATCTTTTTCTAGCTGGTATGTTTTTTTTAATAGACATTTCTTTAGAGCCAAAATTAACTTTTTTAACTCTACCTGACGATCTATCTTTTACAAAAACCTTAAACTTCTTAACATCTCCTCTTTGGATTTTGTTTAGTTTAACAGTTCTACCTTTATATTTTGCCATGATAAAATCTTATTATCATATATAACTTTGTATTTGAACACATAAATCAGAATATGTTACTTTTCATTATTCCACTTAATTAAAAGCAAGATCACAAACATATAAATTAGAAATACAAAGAATAAAGCCATAGTTATTTTCATTTCATCCTTTCAGGGTCTTGATAGCATTGACTTCCAACCCAATCGCCAGAGCCATCATTCATAATCCATCTATTAACTTCATCGTAATATGTAGCCACAGATTCTCTATGATCTGATGCAAAATCCATACATTCTAAAAGAGTCATACCTCTAGCAAATTCTAGTGGTATTTTTATTAGTTGTCCCTCTGGATTCGATATATATATCATTATCCAATGCACCAATTCTTCCATCTGCAAACTCCTTAACTAACTGATACCATTTAATTTTATATTTTTCATCTTTAGTTTTATTGTAAATATTTGCTAATTTATTTATCTTTTGAAGTGTCGTTTTCGCCATTTATTACAAACATAAGTATCTTTAACACCTCTTGTTCTATAAACACCGCAAAAATTATGAGGTCTTGAATATAGTCCGCATGAACCGCATGAACCTCTACCTTGTGATGGTCTAAAATCCTGTGGCATTTGATATGGAATAAACTCTCCATTTGAATAAAAGCTACTTCGTTTCTTTTCCATTTTCTATTAGTTTTCTTAAATCTTTTGCTATGGTTAATGCTTTATTTAATTTTCTTAAAGCTATATCTCTTTGAATCTTTACCTGATCTAATTCTTCTTTTATCTTATCTTTTTCTAATCTTAATTTTAAATTTATATTAGTTCCTATTTTATGTTCTATTTCCATATTATTTTCCCTGTCCTCTATATTTTTTAAATGATCTGCGTTTGTTTTTATTCATTGATGAAGTTTTAGGTCGTCTGCCAATAGATGTGCCATTCTCTGTTCGAGTATATTCTATAACCTTACCATAAAGATTACCTTTTTTCTTTGCCATTCAAATCTTTAACTTCTTCTGCTTGTGCTTCTATGATTAATGGTAAAGGCTCTGTTGTAGATGTTGTGTGAACTTTATCTACCATATTCAGGTAGTTTTTAGATAGCCATATCAAAAGCTTATCATTACCTTTCATGGCTTTTTCGTACATTCTTTTTCTTAAACTAGCTTTGCCTTTGTTTTTATTTATCTCTAATAAATCGGCAAATCGTCTTTGTAATGTTCTTGCTGATATTCCTACAATACTTCCTATTTCTTCTTGTGTGCATCCTATTTGACTTAAATTTGCTAATACTTTCTCATCAATAGATTTATGTGGTCTGCCTAATTGTTTCTTCTTTTCTGCCTTATTAATGTCGCTTTTCATAATGCTATATTAATATCTTTTTTAACTCTTTTATGCAACCAATAGGAAAAACATTACGATCACTAAAAGTTTCTTCATCATAACTTGCAAATGTCCATAAATACTTTTTATCTTTTTTAAATATGTAAGCATAAGTATTCATAGTAGCTGGTCTCATCTTTTCAAATTCAGTATAAGAAAAATGCGAAGAATCTCCTAAAATATCCAACCACACAATATGATAAAAATAATATTTCTTCTTCCCTATTGAAATGTGTCTAAATTTTGACTTCTTTTTTACCATCTAGTGTTTTTTTTTATCTATTGATTCTAATACTGCTCTATAATATTCAAGCTGGGTTTTGAGCATTTTATTTTCTAATGACAGTTTTATCAATCTTTTTCTGACATATTTGAAAATTCGGAGTAATCCTAACATTAATAATCTTTTATAGGCTCATCTTTGTATTTGTGTTTGAGGTACTTTTTACCATCTTTTACTAAAATATTATACATTCCCTCAGTTCCAACTTTCTTATACCCATTATTCACATCCTTGCTTGACCCTATACTAATAGATTCTTTAGTAGTAAGTGTATTAGTATAAGGCGAAAGCTGGTGTTGAGGTGGTTGCACATCTTCTAAGTATTGGTACTTATCATAGTTTAAGCACTCGATTATACTTATTTTTCGGCTTGGGTGGTTGCTGGTGGGCAAAAGGTGGTGCATTCTGACATTAATCATCTTCCTATTTTTAAGCCTTTTGATAAAAGTCCTCATCTCAGAATATGTAATACCCCAAATCTCAGCATTTTTTCTTAATGGAAATATTAACTCAGCCTTTTTAACAAATATCTTATTGTCTAAAAAGTTAAGAGTCTTATCCTGATGTGTTGCTTGACTAATCATATATATCCAAATTGCACATTGTTTTAGATTTTTAAATACAGGAGATTTCCAAATCTTTCTCCAAACTAAAAAATATCCACTATTGCGTTCCATGTTTCTAACCTCTCTCTTAGTTTTTTTTCTAATTGTTCTTCAGTACCATACTTTTCTTCAAAAGCTTTCTTACCTAAATGTACTGAAATTTTACCTGTCCTATGGTGTGAAGCACAAAGTGGTAGAATCTTAGTGTGTGGCGGTCTCAGACCCATTCCTGTATGCTTTCTGATGTGATGTATCTCTGCTTGTCTAACTAAACCATCTTGTTCACAAGCTACACAACCATAATCAGCTACCTGACTCATATACTTTTTTTCTTCTACTGTTGGTCTTTTCTTTGCCATACTATCGCAGTTTTACCATAAGGTGTTTCTCGTCTTTTACCACTATCTTCTATAAGTCCTAATAACTGCAACTCTCGGCATCTAGCACATACACTAGATAATGGCATTTCTAACTCATCAGCTATTTGATAATTAGTTGATGATT